CCGGCAATGTTCCGCTCGTTCTCGACAGCCTGGTTGTACTGCTTCAGCAGTTCATCACGGTTCTCTCTCGGTTTGTTTGCCCACCGCTCGAAATCAAGATCGTCTTCTTCGGCAGTCTGCTGCTGCGGTCTGGGAGCAAACTCCTGAGTCATCTCCCGCTTCGGCAGTTCCTCAGGCTTCGCGCCGCCGCCGATCTTGTTTGCCTCCTCGGTAAAAGACGTGCGGTTCTTCAGTTCTTTCTGCTTCTGGTACTCGTTGTTCGTGCGGCGCTTTCCGTTCGTTGCCGTCGCAGCTTCAGCAAGATAGTTCTTCTGTTCAGGCTGTTTCGTGTTTGCCTCTCCGGAATACTTGGTTTGCTGTTTGGTTTTCTGCTCTTCCTCTTCTTCCTTGTCCTTCTTCCTGCGGTATTCCTGATTGCTTCTGCGTTGGCCGTTAGATGAGGAAGCCTTTGCTGTCAGACCGGAACTTGCGTAAACGGTCTTCGTGCCGCTGCCGCTCTTGTAATTCGAGCCTTTGGTCTGCTGTGTTGAGGTATTGTATTTGGTTGTCGCTTCCTGCTCCTGGCCTCCGGACACTTTCTTGTTATATGCCGCAATATCCTTGGCCAGATTCTTTTTCGCCATAATTAACCACCTCAGAATTTACCGGAACCGCCGGAATAACCTGAACTGTTTACCGTGGTGCCGCCTTTTGCCGTTCCTGTTTTGGAAGTGCTGGAGTGGGACGAAGGCCCGGAGTTGGTGATGCCGAGCTGCTTCAGCATCTGCGCCGTGTTGCCCCATCCGAGTTCTCCTGCGGTCACATAGTCTGTCGTTTCCTTTGTTCCCGGTTTCGGTTTCACATATCCGCCATAGTAATACCCGCCTCCGGCGCTCGGAGGAGTATAACCGGCAGGATACTTCCCGGTGATGTTCTTATACTGTTCCGCATCAATGGCTCCGGTTCTGTATGCCACATCCGGGTTCTGGGCAAGCCACACATTCCGCATACTCTGCGCTGCCGTGTCTCCATACAGCGAAGCATACGGATCAAAGTTGCCGTAACTGGCAAGGATTTCAGCCTGCTGCTCCTGCCATTTCTTCTGGTTGTTGTAATCGTCCAAAAGCGCAGCCGCTCTCTTGTAGTCGTTGTCTGCGATAGCCGCCTGCACCTGGTTGTTGTAGTTTGCCGTCAGCAGCGCCTGCTGCCTGCCGGACTCCGCCAGTGCAGCCTGCCGTGCCGAGTCGATTGTTCCGGTCGCCTTCGCCGCTGCGTTGCCGAGGCTGAGAGCATGCTGGCTACCGCCCTCCCAGTTCATACCCCGCACATCCGCAAACTGGGTTACATTGCGGTTGTTCCTGGCGTTCTGCACTCCGACATCGTACCCAGCTGTGTCATAGTCTTTCCGGATCTTCTGGGTCTGCTGCTCCTGCGCTGCCGTGTTGGCATTGTATGCATCGAGCAGCCCCTGCTTCTGTGCTTTGATGTTGGCATCATAGGTCTTGTTGATGCCAGCCGCTGACTCGGTCGCCCTTGCGTTAAGCTGACTTTGTACTGTAGCCATCCTCAGTTACCTCACTTCTTCTCGCCTGGGCTGCGTCCGGTAATCTGCTTGTACCTGTCTGCGTTAATCAGACCTGCGCCAAGTGCAGTTTCTGGATTCTGGATGATCCAGACTTCCTTCATCTGCTGAGTAGCCGCTTTGCCGTACAGCTTCTCATATGCAGAGAAGTCGCCATACGATGCAAGGCGCTTGGCCTGTGTGTCATACCAGTTGTTCAGCGTGTTCTGCTCCGAAACCAGCGCCTGCGCTTTCTTGCTCTCAGCCTCCGCCCTCGCAGCCGCCAGTTCGTTCTGGTATGTAGTGCTGAGATCCACCAGCTTCTGCCCTGCCGCTGTCTGCGCCTGTGCTTCCTGTCCACGCAGTCCGGCATAGTTCTGCTGATACATCCGGTTGAACGCATCCTGCTGCTGAAGCGCAGTTCCCGTGCCGAGTCCGGAGTTCATCGCCTGGAGGTTGGCGTTCCGCCTCTGGCGTTCGTAAGATGTCGCCAGCTGGTTCGCCTGCTGCTGATACTGCGGTGCGATCTTCGCCTGTTCAGCCTGCGCGTTGGAAACATTCTGGTCGTAGGCGGTTTTCAGCTTTGCGGCGTTCGCCTGGTACTGTTTGTCATAAACCCCGCTGACCTTCTGGTTCACTTCGTTCTGCCGCTGTGCGAGGGTTGTCTGAAGACTTGCCATTTATTTCACCCCTGCTGTCTGCGCTCAACGCTTCTCAGCGCCTCGCCCAGTTCTTTAAATCCGGTTGTCTTGCTTTCTTCTGTAGCCTCGTTCTCCGCAATCTCCGGTGTTGCTCCTGTTGCCTGTTCCGCAGCCATCTGCTGCTCCATCATGGCCTGCTGTTCTGCCATCGCCTGCTGCTGTTCCATCTGCTGTTTCAGTTCGTCAATCAGTTCACGCCGACCGGCGACTGTGCCGTCAGGAATATGCTCAAGGTACTGCACCACGTTGATGTGACCGTTAAGCAACAGATTGTCCAGGGTGGACAGCGAGGAAACTTCGCTGTAGTAGGAGGATGCACCGACATCAATCTTCACGGAGAACGGATGGTTCTTCAGCATCTTGAAGTCGAACTCCACAGGAACCGTTGCCGGAATCTTCTGTGCAGGCTGTCCGGCAGCTTCCGCCAGTGCATTCGCCTGTTCAAACATCGCCTGCATCTCATCTGTCAGCGCCATGTCAACGGTGCGCTTTCCGTAGTACTCGCTCATGAACTCCAGATAGATTCGCGCGAGGTCTTCTATCTGCTGATACAGATTCTGCTTGGTCAACTCCTGCGGTGTGCTTGCCGCTTTCTGCAAGGACAGGATAGCCGAAGTGTTGTACGCCTTGCCTTCGCCAAGCGCAGCCTCCGTAGCGCCGAGGGATTCCTCCGACTGTGATACCGCAGCCTGGATATACTGGAAAACCTGGGCCTCGATATGCCCTGTGTCCACAGCCTTGATGGCATTGTCCACATTACCGGCTACGCCTATTGCTCTGCCTACGCCGTTGTCCAGGTGCGAGATCCTTGTCTTGTCATATATAAACTTCGGGAACGCCGTGCGGTTGATGGAGATCATCGACATCGCCCAGGCTTTGTTCACGAATATCTGGTTCGGTATAAGCCCGGTAATCATCGCCTGACCGTGGTAGCAGTCAGCCACATAATCCCAGTTGAGCCACACGATCGGGTACAGCCGGATGTTCAGGTTCCACGGTTCTTTAATCACACAGTTCTGGCAGAACTCGAAGCACCAGACCTCACCGCTGTCATCGTCTTTCCAGTAAAGCTGGATCGTAGTTACCTTGCCGTCCGTCTGCTTCACGGAGTCGGTAGCGGTTTCACCCTCATCGTCCGGCATGATCTGCTCCCAGTCTTCGATGCCGTTCGCCTTGGCTCTGCGCTTAACGTTCCGAATCATTTCTCTCTTCTCAATCATGATCCAGGGCTGTTCCTGCACACGCCGGTCGTTTGGATTGCCGAAGTATGTTCTGGTGTTTTCGAGCATTTCGCTTTTGATTCTGCCTTTGCCGTTTGGGCCTGCATCCGCTTTCTCATCCCACCAGGTAAAGATGCAGCCATCGCCTCTGACAGCGGCGTCCCTTGCAAACTCCTTGGTCATGGCCGGGATTCTGTTCTGTTCGGACAGGGATTCAAACTCATCGTTCACAATCCGTACAGGGTCGATCATCTTATCGTCTTCCGGATATGAAGCCATAATACTCGCATTCATCTTGATGCTGTCTGCGACCAGGTTGGCAACAGTAAATCCGGTGACTCGTTTCAGGAAGTTGAACACCGGAGTCGGCAAGCCGTTGGCGTTCACGCCCTCCCATTGTTTGCCAACGAAGAAGTTCTCGTTGGCTTTTACATTATCGTAAAGATTGATGCTGTTGTTGAACTGCCGTGCTTTCTCGTAATGGCACCAGCCCCACTCGACAGAAGGCTTGTCTTTCCCGGCAAACAGCCCCAGCCCGTCTTCACTCATTCGTTATCACCTCGTACAATAGGTTTCCCATAATTCAGAATGGCGGCTACGCCTTCGTTCCATTCCCTTTCCATGTTCAGGCCTCGTTCCAGCTCGTCATTCATCTGCTGAAGAAGAACCTGATTGCGGATCATCTCGCCGTTGCCGTTTTTTGGCAGCAGTTCTTCCATCTGCACGATCTTTGCTGCCAGTTTTGCAATTTGGTCGGTGTTGGCTTCACACTTCTGCTCCAGGCGTTTCAGCCAGTCCTCCGCCCATTCTTCCAGAGCAACATATTTGTGTTCCAGATCCGCACATTTATACTTCAGCGTCTCTGCTTTCCCGAGCAGAGCGCCGCAAATACCGATCAGCGAAACAACCCCTATCGTTATTACTATTTCCCAGGCAATCATTCTGTTCTCCCTTCAGCTTGCGAGGTAGCTTTCATCAGGCTCCCCTCCGCACATGAATGTTTCGTAATTCTCTTCTTTCTCGTCAATCATATCTTCAAAGGTTCGCTTCTTTTCCGTGGCCGGCGTTTGTGCCAGTTCCGTTCTGCTGATGCAAAAGTAGCGAACGCTGTCTACAGTATGGGTGACCTCGTGAGGAAGTTTCGCGCAGTCATTGATGTTTTTCTCATCGCTCTGAATGTCGCGGAGATCCTCCGCCACTCTTGTCAGGTCGGAGAAGAGCATCAACCCAGGCATGGTAGCCGGTGCTTCCCCTTCCGGGAACAGGCCAACGATGTAAGGATCTTTCAGCGGCATTTGTGCCATCATGCTCTTCACAATCATGTGGCCCTGCACACGATCCCTTGGAGCCTGGATAATCGGAACGCCGTTTGTCAGAAAGATCTCGGCCATTGTCTTGCCGGATTCCTTTGACCTTGCCCACATATCCCACGGCGCATAAGTCGCCTGGATCTTTTCATGAGCAGGGCTGTTGGCAAGGATCGTCTGTGCAGCTGCCTGCACGATGAGTCCTTTCTCCTCAACTTCTCGGTACGCCCATGCCCTGCCATCGGTATCAACCGCCCACCAGATGCAGGCTGTCATATCAAGACCATAGTCAAATGATCTATAACGCGGCCAGTGATCAGGGATTCGGAACGACTTCATCGTGTGCGTGGCAAACTGGAACTCCTTGAAGTACCCGCCGCCAAGCGCATCCCAGTCGCCATAGCGGTATGCCAGTTTCAAATCCGTTGGCATCTGGGCAAGCATTCTCAGATAGTTCGGAGAATGCTCCAACATGTGCGTGTTGTCATCGACCGTAGCGAAGATGAACGTATAGTCTTCCGGATTCTCGTTCTCTTCCGGGTCGAGACAGTTTGTCTTATATTGCTTGTCTATAAAGAGTCTCTTAACCCATCTGTGGCCCACCACTCTGTTACCCTATCGGCTTTTTATCCGATAGTTCTCATGGTTTCCCATGAGGTCAGCATACGTTTTCATCCTTGCGGATGCCCCGGCCTCGTGGAGAGATTATATTCAAAAACAAAACTGGATAACCGAAGTTTCCTTCGGCTACCCAGTCGGTGTTCTTGTTTCACTCTCTATGCGTTGCCCCTGACCAAGATATTATTCTCGGTCTTCGGTTCACGTTGGCTTGCCTTTCGGTTTAGCTTTCGTGCTTCATTCCGGGGTTTATTACTTCTCCGTTTCCGGAGAAGACGGCATGAGATATTTGCGGTTTACAGCGCGTCTCGGTTGTATTCCGATTTTCCGTAATCGTTTCAGAATTGTCTGGTGTGATGTTCCATACATTTCTGCGATTTCCGGAGTAGTTTTCATCTCGTCAACGTACAATCTTTTAAGGTCTTCATCGAGAATCGGGATTTTCTCTATTTCGTTCCAATCCTTGATTTCAATCCCTTCCCGCTTAAGGACGGACGAAACAGACTTTGAACAATGCCCTCTCTCTTTTGCAATCTTCTTGATGGCCTTGCCGCTTTGGTATTCCTGAACAATGTATTCAATGTCCTTGTAGCTGATTCCAAGACTTGTATTTAGCAGATTGGATTTATCAGGATACCCTTTGATTGCATCGAGTTCTGCTCGATGAATTTCTTCCTGCGTTGCACCGGGGATCTCGAGAATCGGTTCAATCGTGAATTTGTCCGTTCCGATCTTCCTCATCTCATCATAGAGCAAGTAGCGTTTCCCATTTGCCGCTCTACTCCGATGCTCATTCAGACGCTTGTTCAGTTTTTGTGTCGTTGACCCAATGTAAACCTTGTCGTTCTCGCTGTTCCTAATCATGTATACTGTAGCTATGGCAGTTCACCTCCATGGTTACAAGTATATCATATTAGGTCGCAAATGTCAAGTTTTACCGCCTGGGTTACAGGTTAAGTACATTCGTTTCGGAATCGCATCCGCGCCTCGGAGCAGACCGCCCAGGAAGTTGAATGCTCTTTCCGAAAACTGTGTTGCTTCGTCAATAAATATCCAGTGAGTTCACCAGTCAATAATCATCAGCGGCAGCGCCGCTAATGATATTCCTGCCCATTATACTCATCTTCGGAATCGTCACCGCTCCAATGTCCGAATCGGATGGTGCTTCCATTCACAAAGGTAAGCATATGGGTGGTTCCGTTGTATGTTGCCGCTCCGGTCTTTGTCGCCATCCTGCGCATTGGTGTGATATGGTTTTCTTCCAATGCAGGGTAGGTTTGACGCATGACCAGGATCTTGATGCCGGGATTCATCAGCGCACCGCCGAATGCTTTCGTCCTGACAGCGTGAGTCTTGCCCCCGCCCTTTGCGCCGCCGTAACAGACGAACGGTGTGTCAGCCTGGTAGAACAGTAGCTGCTTCGGGTTCGCTTCACCTGGATCCCATTCGGCAATCGGTTTCCGGTTGTCTTTAACAGTTGGCATATTACTTAAAGGCGTTTACTCCGCCCACGCCTGCGGCCTTGATGACCAGGGTGCTGTCACCCTTGTCCTGTTTCCTGTCTACCCAGCCGCCGTTCCCTGGCTGTTTTAAAATGGCCAGATATGCGGAACTTGATTTCGGATCTGCCGCCATCCGTCTTGCCGCCCATGACTCACGCATGTCCTGCGCCCAATTGAAAACCGACTCAAAGTCCGGCGAATCCTTATAGGCTTTGTACAGTTCATGCGTGAGTCCAAGGTAGGTTCGCATCCCCGCTTCATCAGGGAACACGCCTGTGTTCCGAACCTTTGCCGCAATGCGCTCATATGTACTCTGATGATTCGACCAGGTAGGATGCTTCTTCATATTCTCGGCAAGTTCCGCGAACTCCTGTACGATATCCTGCCAGCCTGCTCCGTCATCAGAACGGCAGAGATCGAAATACTCAGCCATCTTGTCGTGCAGTTCTTTCTGCGTTTTGTATGGGAGTTCGATCTCTTCCACTTCTTCCGCAGGCTGGAAGTTTGTGCCGTTTTCAAATGCTTCCCGGTTCTCCGCCTGGATCGTCCTTTTGTTCTTTGCCCCGGCTGGTCTGCCCCTGCCGCGTTTCTCTTCGTCCATTGTTCTCCTTTCCGCCTGTTGGTTTACCAGGCTTTAGGTCATGACCACATCGAGAACTCGTTGTACGGATGAATCCCACCGTTCGGCCCATACAGATCCACGATGTCCTCGGACTCCGCAAGCCTGCCAGCGCCTCTTTGCAGCGCCAGCTTCAGTTCGTCATACCGCTGCTGGAAGTAGCCTGCCGCAGAGGGATTCTCATCGAGCAACAGGTGCGCCGCGAGTCCGTATGGCAATACCGTGCCGGAGCAGTAGTCATCGAGGTCAATGACCGATGACAGCGCCGTCAGCGGCATCAGCACCGGCCTGCGGTCGCTC